GCCTTGCGGCCGGCAACGAACTGGTCCCAGTCATCATCGAAGTCGGAAATGTCGATTTCCGACGCCTGGCCGTCAGGGAAGCCGACCGAACGCAGGCGGGTCACCTTGATGACCTCGGCCGCAGCGACCGCGATAAACAGCTGGGTATGCTTGGACTTGATAACGCTCATTGGGGTTTACCTCTCGGATGGGGCCCGGTCGCCGGGCAAAAAAAAACCGGCTTGCGCCGGCGGCTGGGTTGTAGTGGTGTGTGGCTACCGGATGGCCAGGAGCCGCACGTCGAAGGAAATGCCGAAGGCGCCGGTGTCGTCGTCGTCAGGCGAAGGGTTGTAGGACTCGATGCTTCCGCGCCGCTCGATCTCGGTCCGGATGGCCACCGCCGCGGCATTAGCCTCCGTGGCGCTGCCGCCCCAAACCACGAGGCGGACACGCCAGCCATCGGCCGGTGACGGCTCGTTGAGCTGCGGCAGCGGTGCACCGCCCACAACGTCCCAGGTTGCATAAGGGAGCCCAGCGCCCTCGGGCGCGACCTTGGGCCAAAGCCGCATGGGATCATCGCCAAGCTGCGCGCGCACGGGCGCGCTGGCTTCCAGAATCGACTGGATCAACGGCACCATCATTTCCACCCCCTCGCTTTCATCAGCTTGTCCATGGCGGCCACCGTCTCGTCGATGATGACCTGCGCGGCCTGCGGCCCTCTGGCCTCCGCTGCCGGCGTAAGGAACGGCTGGGCGGCCATCTTCTTGCTGCCGAACTCCACGTGGCGCCAGTAGTACGCCCACCCGCTCTGCTCGTAGAGCTTGCCGGCGCGGCGCATCCGCCGGTTGCGCTTCGTGTTTGCGTACTTGATCCGCTTACCCGTGCGGATCCCCACCGTGTAGTACTCCCCATCGGCTCCTACCCCTGCACCTCGTCGGTTCTTTGCGTTGGCTCTGCGCACGACGATCTGCTTGGCCAAGAAGCCCGACGCGCGTGGGGCACGCTTTCGAGCCTCGTCGCGGATGATGTTGCCACCCTTTCGCATACCTGCTTGGGCCGCTTTACCTTGGACCGCCTTGGGTAGCTCTCGCAGCGAGTACAGCAGACCGTCCAAGCCGAGAATCTCCACCGGCTCAGCCATCGGACACCCCAGCGTCCACCATCAGATTGATGTGGCTCCTGGCGGTCGGATCCGGTAGCGCTGCCCGGATCGCATATACCGTCCCGTCGAACACAGCCCGCATGGTGTTCAGTACACCTGGCAGATAGGGGATCTCCATCCGAGCTGTCACCTGCCCATGCTCGGCACTGGCTGCGGTGAACTCGCGGCCCGACAGGGGCACGACCTCCGCCGGCACGTCCTTTTGCCAATCCTCCCACCGCTTCGCCTCACCACCGAGGGGATCACGCACAACGCTGAACTTCTGCAGCGTGATGCGGTGCCGGTACTTGCCGGCCCGCCTCATGGCGACACTCGACGATAGGGAAACATCAACCGGTCGACCGTGGGGTTCTCCACTTGAGCAGCTCCGGTGATGCTTGCCTCCCGGTTCGCATACAGGTCGCCCACCAGCAGCAGAATGGCCGCACGCAGCGGTGCTGGCACCGGGCCAGGCACGGTGTCGAACAGCACAGGCCGATCACCAGCGGCGCTGGTGACGGCCGCAGGCTCTATGGGTAAGGGCGAGCATCTGTCGCCCACGGGGGTCCATTCATAACTGGCCACCACCAACGCGTAGGCCGTGGCGCGCTCCACTACTTCGCGAGCCGCCACGATCATGGCACCGATCAACGGATCATCGGCGGCGTGGATCACTGCCAAGTGCGCTTTCGCTTCCTCCAGCGACACCGGCTCTTCAGTGGCTGGGATTCGCGTACGCAGCATGGATCAGCCCCCCTTTGCCGACGCGACCGCGTTGGGGTGGGAGTCGATGAAGCCGCCGGCCTCAATGTCAGCGGCATGCGTGGCGTCGAACTCGCGCACATCACCGCAGCGGCCGAATGGACCGTCGCTCAACACCAGCGCCCGCACCGTTTCGCGTTCCTCCGGTGCCGGCGGCGCATCGGTCGTCGCCGCCAAAGGGCCGGGCTCGCCGCTGCCATCGGCGGCCCCGTTTGCCACGTCTGGCGGGTTCTCCACCAACGCTACCCCGGGATCGAGGGACGAACCTTCGCCGGCGGTGTCGAGTGCGGTGGCCGGCTCCACGGACGGTACATTGCCCGGCGCGACGGCCGTGGGCTCGCCAATGGGTGCCGGCTGTGGTTTCTGCTTTGCCATGGTGTGTTCCTGGTGAGAGGGGAGCGCCCCGATGGACGCCCCCTGATGGACCGCGCTGGCCGTTAGGCCGCGGCGCCGTGTTGGAAGGTCTTAACGGCGCCGCCGACGTCGACCAGGTTGCCGCCGCTGCGCATCCAGGCAAGGAAGCCCACCTGCCCCTTCTTGACATAGGCGGAGTCGTTGAAGCGGAACAGCGTCACCGCCATCACGTCGCGGATCTTGTAGTAGCTGAAGTCACCGAACGCGATGGAACGCGCACCGGCGGCCGGACTGGCCATGTGCTGGTTGATCTCGATATCGCGGTTGAGCAGGCGGTCAGGGGCGCCGCCGGGATTGCCCTGCTCGTAGCCCGGCACGAAGATCGGGCGGCCGGTGTCGTCCTTCACCTTGCGCACCAGCTTCAGCATGTCGTCGTGGAACATCCACTTGCCGTTGGCCCGGTAGGCGGTATTGACGCTGTGTTCCAGGTCGATCAGGTCGTCGTACAGGATCTGCGGAATTGCCGACACCAGGCCGATCCGGCCGTTGCTGGCGGCGGTGATCAGACCCATGGGCTGACCAACACCGGTGCCCGTGGTGTAGTGACGGTTGGTGACGCGGGCCAGGCGCGTCTGCAGGCGGTTGGTGATGAAGCCTTCGATATCCGCGCTGGTGTCCTGCAGCAGCTCCCACGGCACGGTGACCACCTTGGAGCTGTACTTGTGGACGGTGAGCCCCTTCGTACCGAACGCGACGTCTTCGTCGGTCGCCGACTGGTTCTCCGCGACGATCTCGCCCTCTTCCGAGGTTCCGTCGCTGGTCGGGTACTGCATCGGCTCGCCGCCGGCAGTGCTGAACACGTCGGCCACACGGCGCATGCCGCCGAATTCCTTCAGCGCTTCCAGGATCTGCGACGCCAAGGTGGTCGGGACGGTGTAACCGCCCTGCTCCGGGTTCAGATTCGGGTTGCCGCTCATCGCGGCGTTGATCTGGGTCCAGTCCTCGGCCGTCAGCGCCTTGTCGCCGCCGCGCGCCCACTTGTCGAAGAGCTTGCGATCCTGCGGGCGATCACTGTTGTTCGGGGCCGGGTGTTCGCGGACGCCGGCATCGCGCAGGTGGTTCTCCGCCGTCAGGTCCATGACCTTCTGATGGCGCTCGATGGCGGCGTCGATGCGCTCTATATCGGCAATGTTTGCGTCGTACTTGGCCTGGTTCTCCGGGGTCCAGGTGTTGCCGTCGCCGGTGCTGGTGTCCAGCAAATTGCGGGTGTCCTTTGCCAGCGCGTTGCGGCGCTCCCGCTCGGCCTGAATGCTGAAAGTCATAGGTCTGTTTCCTTTGGGCGAAAAAAAACCGCCTTACGGCGGCTGATGAACTGCGGGCGGGAGTCGCTTACGCAGGCACGCGCTCGAGCAGCGCGAGGCGCCGATCAAGCCCGATTCGGTGGGCGGCGATGGCAGCGTCGTCATCGCGCGCGGTGTTCTTGGGCTTGGCCAAGGCGGCCGGGGCGTTGTTGTAGGCCGACAGGTCCCAGCTGTTGGCCGCGGCCTTCTTGCCCACGACCTCGACGACTTTGTCGGCGAAGCCGTTTGCGACGGCCTCGTCTGCCGTGAACCAGGTCTCGGCATCCATCCACTGCACGACCTGCTCGGCGGTCTGTCCCGACCTGCGCGTGTAGTCCCCGGCGAGGCCAGTGTCGATCTTGCCCAGCAGCTCGCCAGTCTTCGCCATCTCCGCCTTGTTGCCGATGGCGATTGTCCACGCGTTGTGGATCATGAAGCCAGCACCCTGGGTGATCTCCACCTCGTCGCACGCCATGCATATGCCCGTGGCCGCCGAGGCCGCCAGCCCATCAACGTGGGCGATCACCTTTGCCTTGTGCTGGGCAATCGCGGTCATCATCGAGCGAGCCGCGAACACGTCGCCGCCGGGGGAATCGATGCGCAGGTGGATGGTGTCAACGTCGAGCGCTGCCAGCTCCTGGACGAAGCGCGTTTCGTCGATATCGCCCCACCAGCCGCCGATGACGCCGTGCAGATAGATGGTGGCCACGCCATCGCTGGCCTCGGCACGCAGCGGCTTGGCGGCCGCCGCGTTGTTACGTGCGAGCTGCAGAAGCTTCGGGATCGTCATCGTCATCAGTCCTGTCAGGGTCTTTCTTGATATCGGTGGGTGTGGCCGGCGTGGTGGGCAAATACAGCGTGTCGCCGCCTGGGATCGACGGCAGGTTCTTGAGGCGCCGCACCTCGTTGACGTACATCCAGCCTTGGGCGCCTGGTCCACCGAGCGCCTTGCTGAAGTACTCGGCCTGTGCCTTGGAGTCGCCAGCCATGAATCCGTCGACGTTGTGTTCAACGTAGAAACGTTCGGTCCGGAACAGCTTGCGGTTCAGCTCGTCCTTGATCCGCTTGAGGTGGGCGCCAAGGGTGAACTTGACGAAGCCAATACCCATCGACTCAATACCGGTGCCGAAGCTGCTGGCTTTCGTCGTCTCCCCGATCATGTGCGGCGGCACGCCAAACGCCCGGGCGATATCGATCACCTGCCACTGTCGAGATTCCAGCAGCTGCTGGTCGACGGCAGACATGGTCAGTTCCTTGACGTCGAGGCCCTCGGTCAGGATCAGCGGGATGCGGCGGTTGCCCTGGGTGCCACCGTATTTCTTGACCCACGCGTCCCGGAAGCCCTCCTGCATCTCGGGGGTCATCTTGTTGGTGGCTGTGATGGCCACCTCTGGCTTTCCGCCCTCGCTGAAGAACTTGCCGGCGTGCTCGTCGCCCTGGATGGCGATTCCAATACCGTTTCGCGCACCCCACTGAATCACCGACATGGAGCTGACGCCGTTGAAGCCGAAGCCCGGGATATGGATGACGTCGTCCTGGTCTACCGTGAAGTAGCCGATGCTGTCGTGGAACGTGTACTGCAGCCGCGTGGGCTCGCGGGGGCTGGTCCGCTCCTGCTGCACAATGGTGACCCGGTCGCGAGGCCACGGGATTGCACCGGTAATCTTGCCGCCCCGATTCCGTACGGCGTATGCGATGCCGTCGCCGCGCAGCAGCATCTGGGCAATCAGGAACTCCCAAGCGGTAGAAGCTGCCCATGCTGGTCCGAACTGTTCGTTCAGGATCCACCAGTAGTCGTGCTTCGCGCGCTTTCGGCCCTCGTCCAACCGCTCAAAGACCGGCAGCGGCAGCTGCGCGATAGAGCCAGCGATCAGGCTGACGCAGCTGTAGACAGCAGACACCCGCATAGCCGTCTTGTCGGTTACGACAGCGCCCGAGGCGGTCGCCGGGTTGCCGAAGATCTCGAAAATCCCCCTGTCGGCTGACGATACGGTTTCACCCTCTGCCAGCGCGACGGCGGCCGGCGCCAGGGCGCGGACCGCACGATCAACGCCAACGACTACCGCCAAGCGGTCGCGTGCAATATTTGCGCTCATCAGTCCATCACCACGAAGCCCTGTTGGATTTGCCCGGTCTCTTGCGCCTGCATTGCGCGAGCCATGGCCATGATCAGCGCCACAGCGCCGTCGATCTTGTTGTCGTTGGATTCCTTGCGGGGATACACGTGTTCCTTCGCATCCATCCTTGCCACCACGTTGCCAATCATCCAGGTCATGGCGGCGTTGCCGTCGTGCCAGAGCTGGTGAGATAGGATCAGCGCTTCCACTTCCTTCATCGGTTCGGACAGGTTGCGGACCGACTGGGCCATTTCCACCACCGGCAGCCCTTCCTGGCCCAAGCGGGTCATGACGTACGTGGCCTGTGTCGGGTCGAACGCAATGTCTTGAATGTCGATCCCTCGGGCCGCCAGCTCCTTCAGCTCTTCTTCGATGAAGGCGTAATCGGTCATGTTCCCGGGCGTGGCCACCATCAAACCGTCCAGCACGTAGAGCTGGTAACGCTCGTTCTCATCAACAGCCGACTGCGGCACGTAGAAGCGCGGCACCACGTAGTAGCCACCGTTCTTCTCGAACAGCATCACCACCGCCGCCACGTCCAGCTTTGACGCCAGATCGACGCCGACCCAGCATCGGCAACCTTCGAAGTCATCCAGATCAAAGGCGCGCTTTTGCTTCTGCCACGCCAACATGTTCATCCAGGCGAGCTTTGCACCCACCCAGTCGTTCAGGTGCTTGGTGCGGTACGCGCTCTGCTTGCTGGCCGAGCGCTTCGCTTGCGCCAACTGCGCCAGCAGGAACTCTTCGAAGACCGACACCCCATAGTTGGGGTTGGCTTTGCGCAGGCTGGCCGGATCATCCCACCGGTCGTCCTCGTCGATCCCGAAGATCATCCCGAAGATGGTGTCGTCCTGAACCTCTCCCTCAAGGATCCGGATGACGTCCCGGCGCTTCTCGAAGCACGGCCCGCCCAGGTTCGTGCCGGCGGTGGTGATGATCCCCAGCAGCGGTTGTTCGCGGGCTCCCATGCCCGTCTGCATGGCGTCGACCATATGGTCGTCGTCATGCTCGTGGTACTCATCCACTAGGGCCGCGTGGGGGCTGGAGCCGTCGCCCGGCTTGCCGATCATGGGCTCGAACTTCGACATGTCCTCCATGACGAACATCGAGCCGGGGTTCTTCGGGTTGCCAGACTGCTCGATGCCGAAGCGCGACCGCAGCGCGGGCATCTTCTGCACCATCT